CGGGGAATGGAATGTATTCTATATCTCCACCATATTTTTTTATGCAGCATTCCGCTACGTGCTGGAAACTTACTGGGGCACTAGTTCCAAGGTCATAGATTCCTGAACCTTTTTTATTATCCAGGACAACTTTAACAATGTCATCAACACAAATAAAGTCCCTTAGGAAGTCTTGAGAACCTTCAAATAATTTTAGTTTTCCAGTCTCTTCTATTTCTTTAGCAAATTTACTTACTGGACTTGCTTGGTTTCCTTTATCATTCTCACCATCACCATAGACATTGAAGTAACGGAATCCTTGAATTAATGGAAATCTATCCATATTATCTTGAACCCAATAATCTGTTGTTACTTTGGATAATGCGTAGTAATTGAGTGGGTTGATAATTCCTTGTTCATTACCATAAACAGAAGCAGATGAAGCATACTTAACTGGAATTTCATGTTTTGCTGCTTGCTCAAACAACCACTCACTAAATTCAATATTGAATGTAAATATTTGCTTTAAGTTTGTATTTGTAGTAGAGGACATGGCACCTTGGTGGATAATGCATTCTACTTCTTTCCACCTATAGAAATTTTTTCTCCAATGCCAACTATCGTTCTTCTCTACTTCTATTACTTCTTTACCTTTTTTCTTTAGGGCGGCAAGAAATTTCTTTCCAATGAATCCCTTAGAACCAGTTAATATAATCATATAAATACTAAAAATAGCTGTATATTGGGGTATAAAATGGCCTTTGGCTTACTACAATCAATTATACCAGAAGTTGATAAGAACACAACCTTATATGGTGCTCCAAGTCAGACATTGGCGCAAGGAAAGATTTCAATTTCTAGTAAAAATTATAATCCAGTACGAGTACGTGTTTGCTTATCAACCACATCTGCGTATGATGATGTTGAGTATTTAGAATATGATAGGTATATCAATTATGGTGAAACCTATGAGACTGGAATTATTAGTGTTGGAAACGGCCAACGAATTGTAGTACGAGCTGACCATACAAAAGTAAATTTTGTATTTACTGGAGAAGAATTTAATGAAGGTTCTGGAATACTCAATGGAAATTATTCTGGATTATTGGGTAATGTAATATCTACTAATTCTGATGATAAGTTACTATACTCTGTTCCTACTGGATTAAAGGCCAATACAGCAACATTAAACATCGTTAATTTAAAATCATTCCCAGCAAAAGCAAGGATTGGTTTATTAAAATCCGTAGATGCAATTACAGATTTTAGTTCTGAGGATTATATTGAATATGATGTAGAAATTGGACCAAATGATACTTATGTAAGGTCTGACTTAAAATTAGATGAATCACAAAAAATTGTTGTATCATCATCTAATGATTCTAGGCTACAGTTTTTAGTTCATGGAAGACTTAGATCTACTCTTTCAGGAGGACAAGATGACTTTGATGTAGATGGAAGATTATATGTTGCTGGTCCTGCAGGTATTGGAACTGTCCCAAGAGCAAAACTGGATGTAATTGGTGGTGCTCTTATTTCTGGTCAGGCAAAAGTTGGTCTAGGAATGACCATCGGTAATGAACTATTTGTTGGTCAAAACTTATCAGTTGGTGGGACAATTACTGGAACATTTGACCCAACAGATGTAAGCAATGCAATTTTCACACAAGGTTCATTACCTGCTGTTGATGGTTCTGCACTGACTGGAGTTACCGCACAGGGTACTGGTGTTGTAATTCAAGATGACACAGTGCCTCAAGGTACTGCCACTACTTTAAACTTTAATGGTGGTATTGCAGCAGTAACTAATGGTAGTACTGCTACTGTTAGTTTGGCAAATCAAGTTAATGTTCTTCAAACATTGACTGTTAATAGTAATAAATTTATTGTGGAAGGTGCAACTGGAAATACTACAGTTGCTGGAAATGTCAATGTTCAATCAAATCTCACAGTTTCTGGTCATATTGATGTACTAAATAGTCATATCGTGAATGTTGGGTATCCAACATCAGATCATCATGCGGTGTCAAGGTCATATGTTGACTCTAAAACAACTGCAATGTCAATAGCCCTCTCATAAACTTATCATTCTTTGTATAGGAGAATCAATACATGGCAAAAAAGCAAATTAAGAACTATGTGTTCCTTCCTGGCGCCGCAGGAGTAGGTAAAATAAAAGTTCTAGACAAGATTGACCAAGAGTCAATTTTGCTAATTACGAATACGACAGATAATACAACCCTTTATAACTTTGGTGATGGTTCCAAAAAAATCACCACAACATTCCAAAGAGTACAGGATAACCAGGATCCAGATTTCCCATATGCTACCTCCACTTCGGAAGGTATTACGCATATTATATTCCAATTTGATACATCAACACAAAGTTCTACTGACAACCTACAAATTTTTGTAGAAGCAGAAGAAGCAGTTTTTAGACCATATAAGTTTGGTACTGATGCTATTGAGAGGATGCGTATTGCAGCACCTCAATCAATGATTGATGCTGACTTTGAATATGGTCTACAACCAACTAAGTGGCAGACTATTGATATTCAAAGAGGGTATCCATCAATCTTTGAAATACCTGGTTCTGAAACCACAATTGACACAATCACAACTGATGCATCATCAGCAACTAGTGGTATTGGTGACTCATTGATTACAGTAACCACTGTTGTTAATCATGATATGGAAGTTGGTCAACCAATCAGAATTTCTGGTACAGATGATGATGTAACTGGAAGTTCCAGAGCAAACGGTTCCTTCATCATTAGTGATGTTCCTTATGCAAATCAATTTACCTATTATGCAAAGGGTAGGGTTGGTACTACCAATGGTGAAAGTATTAAATCATCATACACCAGCCTAAAGAAAGGTGGATTCTACACTGGTGCAGAAATTGGAACTCCAACCTTTACTGTAGAATCTCAAGGTTCTAGTGGAACAGTATATTCATTCTTCAATCTTCCTGCTGGTTCAAATAGAGTTGCTTATGGTGGAACTGGTGGTGCAGTAGTTGGTTCACCTCTTTCAGGAACAGGAATTGCTAATGGTACTCAGGTAACAGGTTTAACAGGAGTAACAACAACAAAAACCGTTAATACAGATGTATTTTCTGGTCAAAACTCTATTATTCTTGATGATACTGCGACTGTCGCAGTTGGTGCTGCATTAAGTACCAATGTTTCTGGTGTAGCAACTGCACTATTTGTTACTAATATCGTAAACAATACTCTAAGTTTAAGTGGACCTCTGCAAGAGTCATATCTTGGTGGTTCTTCTGATCTAGGTCAAAAGGAAGTACAATCATTACATTCCAATGGAAGTGGTGCATTATTTGATGTAACTAGAAGAAATGGACATTATGCTGTTGCTTTAACTAATATTTCAAAATCCATAACTGGTACTTCTGGCACTACAATTATTGGTGTTAATAACATAACAAATCTACTTGTTGGAATGACGGTATCTGGTTCCAGTATTGGTGCTGGAACAACCATTGTTGGATTGGGAACAAATACTGTTGAGATATCCCAAGGAACTTCTGGTGCGGTTAGCACTGCAAACTTCAGTAATCCAGGTGTAGGATACACAACTAATGACAGAATTCGTCTCAGTGGTAATTTCTTAGGTGGTGGATTAAATAATGATTGTATCGTAAGAGTTGTTGAAACTGGTGCTGGTGGAAGTATATCATCGATTTCTTCTTCTAAGGTTGTTACTCCAGTTAGCACTGCAAAGATTAGTACAGCACAAGCAAAAACTGGTGGTTCATCACTGCTTCTGAATGGAACTTCTGATGGTATTACTATCACTGATGCAATTACTGATGTAAATTATTCTGAACTATACATTGGTGATAATGATTTCTCAATAGATTTTTGGATTTATAGAAATCGTATTAGTGTTGCAGAAGTTTTGGTTGATGCTCGTACCACTGCCTCCACTGATGTAAGACCACATATTAACATTAATGCTAACAACAATGTAGTTTATGGTGTAGGTGGTAATACAAGAATTACTGGTACAACACAAATATTAGCATCCACATGGACACATATTGCTGTTTCTAGAAATTCGGGAACTACAAGACTATTTGTTAATGGTGTCGAAGATGGTACAGACACAACCAATGATACATTTGCTACAGCAGCATCATATGTGGTAACTGTTGGTAAACTTGGATATGGAGCTTCTGGATATGCTTCTGCATATATTGATAACTTTAGAATGACATATTCTTATGGAAGATTCTCATCAGCATTTGATGCATCTGCTTTAGCTATTTCTAATGATGTCTATAATTCAGTATTGTGCAACTTTAGAGGTCTTAATAATGCAACTACTTTCCAAGATGATTCAAAGGGACGAGCAATTTTAAGTAGTGCTATTTACACCAATGTTCAAGGTTTATCTTCACAAAATGGTAGTGGAGCAACATACACAATCACAAGAAGTGGTGGTGGTTCTTCTACCTATAGTGTAACTCAGACTTCTGGTGGTTCTGGATATGTTGCTACCGAAACAATTACTGTTGATGGTTCTGTTCTCGGTGGTGTAAGTACTGTAAACGACCTAACGATAACTGTTAATACTGTTGATGCAAATGGAACAGTTCTAACTTCATCTGCTAATGGTACTGCATCTGATGGTTATTTGACTTCCATTTCAATGGGAGATTTTAATAATAAGGCATCTAATAGTGGTACTGGACTTGAAGTTAGTGTATCTAGAGGAAATGGTGTATATGGTGTAACTGTGGACACTGCTGGTACTGGATATTATCCAGAGTACCAGGAGTTTATTCCTGGAAATCAACTTGGTGGTCAAACTCCTGCAAACGATCTAACACTTACAACTAATAATCTAAGTACTTCTGCATTTGGTGCTGTAAATAGTGTATCTGTTTCTGGCACACCAATTGCTGCAGATTCCATTACATTCTATCCAAGTTTAACATTAAGTGAACCTACTACAGCAACCATTGCTGATGATACTGCAATAACTTTCTCATCTATTGCTTCTATTGGATGCACATTTGCATCTAATCATGGTCTAACACCTGGAAGTCCAGTTTTTGTTACAGTTGGTTCTAGTGGTCAAAATCATGATTTGGTTGGTGGACCTAGAATTATTGAAAGTATTCCAGAACTCGATAAGATTGTATTTAAAGCAAGGTCTGCTGGACAAGTTGGTGCTGCAATTACTGGAGAGATTTATACAAGACCAGACTGCTTCTATATCCACAGACCATTTGATGGTGGTGTTCTCCTAGGAACTGGAAGTCCAACGCATGGTGTTACTGCTGTTCGTCAATCTAAGAAGTATCTTCGTTATCAGTCAGGTAAAGGTATCATGTTTACCACTGGTACTTTGATGGCACCAAGTTATGACTTAAGGTCTGGAACTTCAAATGGAACTGCAGTTGGTAGTATTGTAACATTTATTACTGATGATGTTGAGCATGGTCTACAAGCAGGTGCAGAAATTATAATTAAAGGTTTCTCAACTTCTGGATATAATGGTCACTATGAAGTCCAAACAATTGTTGATGAGTATACATTTACAGTTCTTGCAACTGAAACACTTGGAGCAACCAATGCTCTACTAGCTGACCAACCTCAAGTATCATTGTATCAGTGGAAAGGTTCAACTGTTCGTGCTGGTGCATTTGATGACCAAAATGGAATTTACTGGCAATATGATGGAATCAATCTTTCCATTGGTCTAAGATCATCTACATATCAAATTGCAGGAACTATTGCAGTTAATACAGATTCAAATACTGTTACTGGAACAAATACTCGTTTTAGAGAGCAGTTAATTGCTGGTAATAAAATTGTTATTCGTGGTATGACACATACTGTTACCCACATTGCTAGCAATACAGAATTGACAGTAACTCCAGACTTCAGAGGTGTAAATAACGTATCTGGTGTCAAAGCAGCACTAATCAAAGATATATTGATTCCACAGAGTCAGTGGAACTTGGATAGAGGTGATGGTACTGGTCCTTCTGGATATAAGATTGAAGTCAATAAGATGCAGATGTATGGTTTCCAGTATTCCTGGTATGGTGCTGGTTTCATCGACTGGATGCTCCGTGGACCAAATGGTGACTATCTATATGTACATAGACTCAAGAATAACAACAGAAACACGGAAGCATTTATGCGTTCTGGTAACCTACCTGTACGTTATGAGGTTATTAATGAAGGTGCTAAGACAAAACTAACTGCACCAGTTGGAACTGGTTCAACAACATTAAGTATTGATGACGTAAGACTGTTACCAACAGCAGGTTCATTGTATATTGATAACGAAATTATTAATTACACTGGTGTAACTACAGCAACTAATACTCTAACAGGTATTACAAGAGAAGGAACATACAGTAATTATTATTCTGGTTCTACCAGAACATATTCTGCAGGTATTGCAACCGATCACAGTAGTGGAACAGGTGCAATTCTTCTTTCCAACACTGCAACTCCAATTATCAGTCACTGGGGTTCTGCTTACTTGACTGATGGTCTATTTGATACAGATAGAGGTTACATCTTCAACTATCAGGCAACTGGTTTTGATATCTCAACCGTTAAGCAGACTGCGTTCTTAATCCGTCTATCACCTAGTGTTTCTAATGCAATTCTTGGTGACCTTGGTGAGAGAGAACTAATTAACCGAGCACAGTTACTACTTAAAGGTCTTGAATTTACTGCAACTGGTGGTACGGCTACTCAAGGTGTTGTCATCGAGGGTGTTCTAAACCCACAAAACTATCCAACAAATCCAGATGACGTTGAATGGTTCCCACTAAACAACGTTTCTGTTGGTGGACAACCATCATTCGCACAGATTGCGGATGGTACTCGGGTTACATGGCCTGGTGCAGTAACCACTTACCAATATACCAACTCACTTGATAGAAACTTTAAGAGTACGTGGGTTCCATTCCTTGCCTCAGAAGCAGCAAACTTAAGAGTTGGTATGCAAGTATCTGCTTCTGGACTAAAAGGTGGTACTACAATTAGAAAAATTGAAAGTTATACTTTCCAGAGTGGTGGTCAAACACATAGGTGGGTCGTACTCACTAACCGTGTCAATGCTGGTACTGCTGGTAGTACTCAATTTACCTTCACTACTGTTGATAATCGTGCAATCCCAGGTGAAACTATCTTCTCGTTCATCGGAAGTGGTGGTGGAGGAAATGCTACCCAGTTAGATTTGTCTGACCTTAAGGAATTAAACAATACCCCAATCGGTGGTAGAGGTGCATTCCCCAACGGACCTGATGTTCTTGCAATTAACGTTTATACTACGGATGGTAGTGACTTTACTGGTAACCTCGTTCTTAGATGGTCTGAGGCACAGGCATAAATATAATTACGGGTAAGTAGGTAGTAAATGGCATCACCCAATTCTAGAGCAAGTTTAATCGAATATTGTCTCAGGAAACTGGGTAAACCAGTTCTTGAGATTAATGTCGATGATGACCAAATCGGTGATTTGGTAGATGATGCCTTACAATATTTTAATGAAAGGCATTATGATGGTGCTGTTCGTACTTACTTAAAGCATCAATTAACTGCAGATAATAAAGCAGCAATTCTTTCAAAATCAACTGAACAAAAAACAAATACTGCTACTGTTGGTATTGCAACTGTTTCTGGAACAACAGATTTTGAAGAAGGAAATAATTTCTTGGAATTACCAGATAGTATTATTGGAGTCAACAATGTTTTCAAAGTTGACTCTAGTACAATATCATCTGGTCTTTTTAATATTAAATATCAGATATTTTTAAACGACTTATATTACTATGGTGCTCTAGACCTAATGAACTATGCGATGGTCAAGACTCACCTGGAAGATATTAGTAGATTACTAACACCTGATGTTCAGTTAAGATTCAACAAGAAACAACATAGACTATATCTTGATATTGACTGGAAACAAGTAGATGAAGACCAGTACATTGTTTTAGATTGTATTAGAATAGTCAATCCAAATGATTTTACAGCAGTTTATAATGACTGGTGGGTCAAGAGGTACACTACTGCACTAATTAAAAGACAGTGGGGGCAAAACCTTATTAAGTTTAATGGGGTGCAACTTCCTGGTGGCATCAGTCTTAATGGTAGAGAAATCTATGAAGATGCTATTCGAGAAATTGATAAGTTAGAGGAAGAACTCCATAATGATTATGAATTACCTCCAATGGATATGATTGGTTGATATGGCACCTTTAAACTCTTATTTCTTACAAGGTTCTCCTAGTGAGCAAAGACTTGTACAGGATTTAATTAACGAACAACTAAGCATTTATGGGCAAGATGTTGTATACATGCCCAGAAAAATCATCAATGAAGAGAAAGTAATCAAGGAAATTACTGTCTCTAAATTTGATGATAGTTTTCGTATTGAGGCATATATCTCAACGTTTGATGGTTATGGTGGACAAGGTGATATCCTTAGTAAGTTTGGTGTAAGAAGCACAGATGAGATTACTTTCGTAATCTCGAAAGAACGTTATGCAGACTTCATTACCCCAAAGATTAGTTTATTTAAGGACCAAGTAAAAACTGCAGAAAGACCACAAGAAGGTGATTTAATCTATCTTCCATTAGACAATAGTCTCTTTGAGATTAAGTATGTTGAGATGAAGGCACCCTTCTATCAACTCAATAATCTTTATGTCTATGAACTCCGTTGTGAGCTCTTTGAATATGAGGATGAAATTATTGATACTGATATTGCAGAAGTTGATGAGTCTGTACAAGACTTTGGTTACATACAGACTTTGGTTATGCATAACAGCACTACCTTTATTCAAGCTAGAGCAAGCTCAATTGACTTACATGCATCATTAGTAGGTACTCGTCCAGGTTTACCTAAGTATGGTGTTGTTTATATTGATATTATTAATGGTGGTTCTGGATATCTTACTCCACCAGAAGTTAGGTTTAAGAAACCTGGTGGTTTTGGAATATTACCAACGGTAGAGGCAATCCTCGATAGGGGGTCCATATCTAAGGTATTAATTAGTCACCCTGGCATGGGTTATACCTTTGCTCCAGAAATTACATTCCACGGTGGTGGAGGAGTAGGTGCTGCTGCTACAGCAGTTATTGCTAAGGGAATTCCTTTAGTTGGACTTACAACAGGTGGTGTTGGATACTCTACTGCACCTAATGTATACATTAATAATCCAGTAAATCCAAATAGTCCTAATGGTTTCGACCCAATCTTCAATCCTAAGTATATTACTAGACTAAATTCTGTAGGTAATGTTGTCTCAATACTTGCAGAACAGGTTGGTGGCAAGTATGACGAGTTTGCATCTGGTGCGGGATTACCACCATCAGCTGCTATAGATCCACAATCCCCAACTTTCATTAATCGTCAGGGAGCAACAGCAACTGCGACAGTTGGTGCTGGTGGGTCTGTCACGGCAATTAGCATAACAAACGGTGGTGCAGGATATAACTCTGCACCAGTGGTAAGTATTTCCACGGCACCAGATACAACTACAACCAGTATAGAAACAATATTACTTGAGGATGTTGGATTAGGTTATACTGTCGGTACATATACATTAAGACCTTTCCCAGGACAGAACCCAACTCCTGTGGGAGCAAATGGTATTGTTAGTATAGATTCAGTTGGTGTTGGTGGAAGTATCACAGGAATATCAGTTTCTGCTGGAGGAACTAATTTTGCTGTAGGGGAAAGATATATATTTGGTGGTAATGTGGGTGCATCAACAATTACCAGTTCTTTACTTGGAGCAGCATCACTTACCGCATCAACTGAACCAACAGAATACCAAGATAATGATGATGATTGGTGGGAACTCGATCTCCCATGGAATATCATATATGCTGGCGGTGAATATGCGAAAGTTTTTGTTAGTACAAATAACTTCCTGACCTTTATTGAAGGAAGTGACGAGTATGATCACGAGTACCCCGATACTCCAGAACTTCCTAAGATTCGTATTCGAGCTGATGATAACTCAGTACAAAGAATATACTATGGTACAGAAGGAACTGCACCAAATAGAACATTCAGAATCCGTTCAGAGGGAACTAATGATACTGAGGGTATACTAGGTGATCCAAACATGGTATATGAAGCTATTTTCTATGAAGCAACTCCAAATCAGATTGATATTCAAAATGGAGAATTGGCAAGAAACGACCAATCAGAGTATCCTGGAGTAAGTGGTGCGTTTTCAGATGATGCTCTTCTTGTGACTGGAAATCTCGGAACCCCATTTAGTGGAACTCGGTTAACGAGTAGTGCTCTGCCTGGTAACGGAGCACGTATAAATGTTACTGGTCTAGCAACAGATATAGGAGTAACTGCAACAGCAACCGCAGTAGTTGGATCTGGTGGTACTATTGGTGCGATTACAATAACAAACCCAGGAGCTGGATATACTGTTACACCAACAGTGGATATTGCTCTTCCAATCATACCTAATAGTGATAATTTCAGAGAAGCAACAGCAACTTCAACAATAGGTACTTCTGGCACCGTCACATCATTAACTATAACAGATAATGGTTTGGGATACGGTTCAGCACCAGTTGTAAGTATTTCCACAGCACCTTATAGAGATGATTCCATTCAGCACTTTAGATTGAATAGTTCTGGTATCCGAACAGGTGATGTATATACACAAGGACCAGGTGGAAACAGCAGTGGTGTTGGTGGATTCTCAGGAAGTCATGGTTCCAATTATGACGTTGGTGATATACTCAGAATGGATCCTCCTTCCCACATGACTGGTTCGGGAGCAATAATTCGTGTTGATTCTGTTCAATCTGAAGGTAGTGTTACTGGATTTACCATGCTCTATGGTGGTTCTAACTATCAACCATTAGTGAATGCATCAATGGATTTCTATGATGCAACATATGTTACTGCAGCAGGACTTGGAACTGGTAATAATCTTAGATTGGCAGTAGATACAGTTGAAACAGTTCAAGGAGTAAATGCAACAGCAACAGCAGTTTTAGGTGTTGGTGGTAGTGTCACTGGTTTAACAATAGTAAATCCTGGTCTTGGATATAGCAATGCACCAACAGTTACTATGAGTCCAGCAACAGCTCCTGGTTCCAATACAATTGGAATAACAACAGGGCACTTCAAATTTAATGAGACTGTCACTGGTCAAACTAGTGGAGTTACTGGAGTTGTTAAATCTTGGGACCATGATACCAGAACACTAAAAGTTTCTATCGTCAGTGGTACTTTCCAGAAAGGAGAAAAAATCATTGGTAATGAGAGTTCTGCATCTCACAAGATTAATTCAATTTTCTCAGATGACATCTATGATGATTTCGCAGAGAATGATGTTATAGAGACTGAAGCAGACAAGATTCTTGACTTCACTGAAAAGAACCCATTTGGAGAGCTCTAAATACTTTTATCATAATATATTGACATGTTTGGTTCCTATCACTATCACGAAATTATAAAGAGGACAATCGTTGCTTTTGGCACATTGTTCAACAATCTTTATATCAAACACCAGGATGGCACTGGTGCTGATAATAGTGTCATAAAGGTTCCTATTTCATATGGTCCTGTTCAGAAGTTTCTTGCCAGATTAGATGAGAAACCAGATCTGAGAAGAAGAGTTGCAATTACTCTTCCTCGGATGTCATTTGAGATGACAGATATTGTTTATGATGCTTCCAGAAAAGTATCTTCCGTTCAGAAGTTTCAAGCAAATAGAGAAGGAGTTGGACCAATTCAGGTTTATATGCCTGCACCATACAATCTTAGTATTGAACTGAGTATTATAACTAAGTATCAAGATGATATGCTCCAAATTTTGGAGCAGATTTTACCATACTTCCAACCACAGTTTAATCTAACAGTTGACTTGGTAAATTCTATTGGTGAAAAGAGAGATATTCCAATCACCCTAGAAGGAATTAGTATGCAAGATGACTATGAGGGTGACTATACAACTAGAAGAAGTTTAGTATATACTCTTAGATTTACTGCTAAGACATCAATCTTTGGTAAGATTGACGATAAGGAAGGACCAATCATCAAGAAAGTTACCGTTGATTATTATGGTGATACTGACAGACAAGAAGCTTCCAGACAGTTGAGATATCAGGTAACACCAAGAGCAATTAAAGATTATAACAATGATAATACTACGACTCTTGAAGCAGACATCAGTGAAACACAAAGAACATTTGATGTATCTAATGCATCTCAGTTTGTAGTAGATTCATATATTATGATTAATGAAGAGTCAATGCTGATTACCAAGATTGCAGGTAATACATTGACGGTTACAAGAGGTATGGATAAGACAATCAATGCCAAGCATCAAGTTGGTGATCAAATCAATATGATTAATGCTGCTGACGATGCACTCATTAACTATGATGATGAGTTTGGTTTCAATGAAGACCTCTTCGACTTTGGAGATGGACGACTGTATAGTCCCAGAAAGGATACTGACGTATGAAGAATGATTTTGATGCGATAAACGATTCACTGGATATAGAAGCAACTCCTACTGAGATTGTTTCTACTCCCGATACTTCTCTTAGAAAAACTCCTAAAAAGGGAGAAAAAGAAGAGACTGACTATGATTATGATTATACTAGAGGGCAACTCTATAGTCTAATAGAAAAAGGACAAGAAGCAGTTGATGGAATCTTAGATATTGCTCAGCAGTCTGACTCTCCAAGAGCATATGAAGTTGCTGGTCAACTTATTAAAAACGTTGCTGATACAACAGATAAGTTACTAGACCTTCAAGCAAAACTTAAAAAGTTAAAAGAAGAAGAAGCAGGTCCAAAGAATGTTACCAACAACAATACTATGTTTGTTGGTTCAACAGCAGAACTACAAAAACTGCTGAAGAAAGGTTTACCAAAAGAATAAATAGTTAAAAATTGTATCTTCCAATGAAATCTTTTGCGGAATTTATTGATGAATCGAAGAGTGGTGATAGTTCTCTGCGTGACTGGTTTAGCAAGAGTTCTTCTGATGATGGCACCCCTGGTTGGGTTCAGTTGGGTGGCAAATATGCAGGAAAACCCTGTGCAAGACAACCAGGACAAAAGACCAAACCAAAGTGCGGTTCTTCAAAAATGAAGAGAAACCTCTCAAAGGAAGAGGAAGAAAAGGCATTTAGACGCAAGAACCGTGAAGACGGTAATCCAGATCGCAGAGGTAAAGCAAAGAACGTTGCTACTGAAGAAACTGTTCTGGAGAAAGCAGGTGAAAAGGATGCGTGCTATAAAAAGGTCAAGTCTCGTTATAGAGTTTGGCCAAGTGCATACGCATCTGGAGCACTTGTAAAATGTCGCAAAGTTGGTGCTGCGAACTGGGGTAATAAAACTAAGAAGGAAGACTTCTCCCCAAAAGCAACAGCACTAGTGGAGAGATATACTAAATTACAGGAGAGAGGCAAAACTTATCACGTCCGTTTTCAGTGGAGAGGGAAGTACGAAGGTATCCAAATATTCTTCCCAAGTCTGACAACACCCACTAAAATGGAAGTGTCTGCCCAGATTGAAAAAATCTATCCTGGTGCAACAGTAATCTCTTTTGGTCCACACTTTAGAGACCCAACCCAACCATTACTACATGTAGGAGAAGACAACCCATGAATCCTGATGAAATAACACTTGATTCTCTTTCCAAGACGTTTGAATACGAGAAACAAGTACGAGAAATCGAGGACTGTGATGATATTAAAACAATCAAAAATATTTGTAAAGCATATATTAAGTTATATCTAAAACAGCAAGAAACAGTTGCTGCAATTGGTTTAATGAGTTAAAAATTTTTCATGGCTGATAAACATTATAAGGGCAATCCTAATCTCAAAGCAGAGAATGTCCAGGTTGAATTTACTGAAGAGCAAATTTCTGAGTATCTAAAATGCAAAGCAGATCCAGTTTATTTTGCACTTAAGTATATCCGTATCGTTTCTCTGGATGAGGGTTTGATTCCCTTTGACATGTATGATTTCCAGAAAGATTTAATTAAAAACTTCCACGAACAACGTTTTAATATTGCGAAACTACCTCGTCAGACTGGAAAGTCTACAACCGTGGTTTCGTATCTACTTCATTATGCACTGTTCAACGATAATATTAGGATTGCAATCCTAGCAAACAAAGCAGAGACTGCAAGAGAACTTCTTCAGAGGTTGCAACTTTCTTATGAGAATTTACCAAAGTGGTTACAGCAAGGTGTTGGTTCTTGGAACAAGGGTTCTCTAGAACTTGAGAACGGTTCTAAGATTATTGCTGCATCCACCTCCAGTTCTGCTGTCCGAGGAAATTCATTCAACATCATTTTCTTGGACGAATTTGCGTTCATCCCAAACCATATTGCAGAGCAGTTCTTTAGTTCTGTATATCCAACGATTTCATCTGGTAAAACAACCAAGGTTATTATCATTTCTACCCCTAACGGGATGAATATGTTCTATAAACTTTGGCACGATGCTGAACGTGGAAAGAATGATTACAAACCATTAGAAGTTCATTGGAGTGCAGTTCCTGGTAGGGATGCAAAATGGAAAGAAGAAACCATACGTAATACATCAGAGAGACAGTTTACTCAGGAGTTTGAGTGTGAGTTCCTGGGGTCTGTTGATACTCTTATTGCGCCTTCTAAACTTAGAAATATGGTATATAGTGATCCTATACAAAGAAATAAGGGTCTAGATGTATATGAAGAACCAAAACCAGACCACCAATACTTAATGACAGTTGACGTTGCCAGAGGAACTGGAAAAGATTACTCTGCGTTTGTCATGTTTGATATTACAAGTTTCCCGTACAAGATTGTTGCAAAGTATAGGAATAATGAAATTAAACCAATGCTATTCCCAAATATTATTGATAGGGTAGGAAAGGCATATAATAAATCTTTCATTCTAGTTGAGGTTAATGACATTGGTGAGCAGGTTTCTAGTATGCTTCAATTTGACTTGGAATATGACAATCTTTTAATGTGTGCTATGAGAGGCAGAGCAGGACAAATGGTTGGTCAAGGATTTTCTGGTAAGAAATCCCAATTAGGAATTAAGATGTCCAAAACTGTAAAACAAGTTGGGTGCTCCAACTTAAAAACAGTTATTGAAGATGATAAGTTGCTTATAAATGATTATGATATCATCAGTGAATTAACAACATTTATTCAAAAGAATCAAACATTTGTAGCAGAAGATGGTTGTCATGACGACCTTGCTATGTGTCTTGTTATTTTCTCTTGGTTGATTGTTCAACCATACTTTAAAGAAATGACGGATAATGATATCCGAAAAAGAATTTATGAGGACCAAAGAGACCAGATTGAACAAGACATGGCACCATTCGGATTTGTAAGTGATGGTTTATCTGACGACAGTTCATTTGTAGATGCTGCTGGTGATAGATGGCATACAGATGAGTATGGTGACCGTTCATATATGTGGGAGTATTATTGATGGACCTCGGTGATGATTTTTCTTTTTCATTTCCTAAAGATAGAAAATGTAGAGTTTGTGGAAAGGTGAAAGACTTAGAGACTGGATTCTACAAAACTAGAAAAGAAAAAGGAAGTTCGTCAGGTGCGTATTCATATGAGTGTAAGGATTGCACAATTAGGAGAGTTTCCAGAAAAAAGAATAAAATAAAGAAGTTTATAGAGAGTGACTATCCAGACTGGTAAATGTTTCCCCAGTTTCCCCACTAAAAAGAGTCTGATTTCTAAATATTAGTAGACTAATATGAACTTCTTTAAGAGGGGACAAAATGGCGTTAAATTTAGTATCACCAGGAGTACAGATAAGAGAGGTTGACTTAACTGTTGGAGCAATTACTGCTGCTAACGATCAAGTCGGTGCCTTTGCTGCTCCATTTTCAAAAGGTCCTGTCAATGAGCCTGTTCTCATTACAACCGAAGCAGAGCTTCTCGATACTTTTGGAAAACCATCTGAAACTGATGGTCAAAATGAGTACTGGTTGTCAGCATCTAACTACCTCTCTTACGGTGGTGTAATGAGAGTTGTAAGAGTAAATGGAACTTCTCTTAACAATGCAAACTCAGATTCTCTTGTAGATCTATCGATTTTAAACGAAGAGGATTACGACACAAATCATACAACAGATACAACTTGGGAATATGCTGCAAGAACTCCTGGTTCTTGGGCAAATGACCTGAAGGTTTGTACCATTGATGGAATGGCAGACCAAACCATTTCTGGAATTGGAACCACTGCTACATCTGTAACTACAACAACCACAGTAGCAACTAAAACTGGTGATGTTGGTATTACCACCAACTTAATCACAGGAATCACTACTTCTTCACTAACTGTTGGTGACGAAGTTGTCAACGCAAACTTCCCAGCAGATACTCAAATTCTATCAATTGGTGTATCTCAGATTATAGTAGATGATGATTCAACCAATACTGGTGCATTAACAGCAGAAACTTTCACATTTACACAAGATACAACATCAACTGTTGCTACTGATGTTGTTGTTGGTTATGCTGTAACCCAGGCACTTTCTTCTAGTTATGCAGAAGATGGTGAAGTTAAAACCTTCAATGGACAAATTAGAGGAATTATTACTGGAATTGGCCAAGAAGAAATCTACGTTAAGGTTGTAGATAGAATTCCATCAAGTACTGGAATTCCTGAACCAATTGAGTATAAGAATCCTGGACAGGGAACTAATGCATACTCATTCCAGAATGATGCTACTACTGATGTTCACATCGTAACTCAAGCAGGAATTACTACAAATAGTTTTTCCAGCACAGAGGCAAATGACTGGTATGAAACTCAGAAGTTAGGTTTATCTAACCAAACCATCTTCTGGAAGTCTATTGCACCAAAACCTGGAACCTCACAGTATGCTGAAGATAGAAGTGGTAAGAATGACCAAATTCATATTGTAGTTGTTGATGACACTGGTAAAGTAAGTGGTACTGCTGGTTCTATTTTAGAGAAGTATACATTCCTTTCTAAGGCATACGACGCAAAAATTAGCCCAACACAGGGAATTTACTACAAGGATTATCTAGCAACAAACTCTCAAAATATTTTTGCTGGTGTTGCAAGAGCACTTGTTGGTTCAAGCATACTTCCTGGTTCTGGAGGTGCATTTACTGTACCACTAGGTTCATGGGGTTCTGAGGCACAGGGAACATCATTTAATGTTTCTGGTAGTCAGTCTTATAAGTTCAGCAATGGTGTTGATTACTCTTCAACAAATGGAATGGCACCTACCCTAGGGGATGTGAATACAGCTTATGAAATCTTTAGAAATCCAGCAGAATATGATATTGATTATCTAATCATGGGTCCATCTGGTGGAGCCAGCATATTTGAGTCACAAGCAAAGGCAACAACTCTGATGTCTATTGCAGATGAAAGAAAGGATTGCATAGCAGTTATTTCTCCACACAGAGGTGATATTGTTGCACAGGCAAATACCACCACTCAAACTGATAAAGTTATTGAGTTCTTTGAACCACTTCCTTCATCTTCTTATGCAGTATTTGACAGTGGTTATAAGTATACATTCGATAGATTTAATAACAAGTTTATCTATCTAGCACTTAATAGTGATATTGCAGGATTGATGGCAAGAACAACTGCCGAAGATTTTGCTTGGTTCTCACCTGCAGGTGCTAATAGAGGTGCAATTAATAATGCTATCAAACTTGCATATAATCCATCTAAGGCACAGAGAGATCTACTTTACACTAAGAGAATCAATCCAGTGATTGCTTCTTCTGGACAAGGTATTATTCTCTTTGGTGATAAAACTGCTCTTGGTTATGCTTCTGCGTTCGACAGAATTAACGTTCGTAAACTCTTCCTCGCACTTGAAGATTCAATCGAGGGAGCAGCAAGAGCACAACTCTTTGAGTTTAATGATACCACCACAAGAACAAACTTTATCAATATTGTTGAACCTTTCCTGAGAGATGTTAAGGGTAAGAGAGGTATCACAGAATTCATTATCGTTTGTGACGAAACTAACAACACACCTGATGTTGTTGATTCAAATCAGTTTAAAGCTGATATCTTCGTGAAACCAGCAAGATCAATTAACTTCATTGGTCTCACCTTCGTTGCTACCCGTACTGGTGTTAGCTTCTCCGAAGTAGTTGGAACTGTTTGATTTATTATTGATTAAAACATTAAGAGGAAACTATCGATGTCAAACGCAACTAACAACACCCCACTTTACAATACCAGAACACTCAGTGATTTTAAATCAAGACTAGTTGGTGGTGGTGCAAGACCCAATCTCTTTGAGTGTGTTCTTGCATTCCCCTCTGGTCTTAGCACCGAAGTTAAAGTTGATGAAGACTTCACCTTCATGGTGAAGGCTGCTCAACTTCCAGCATCCAATGTCAACGTAATTGACATTCCTTTCAGAGGCAGAAACCTCAAAGTTGCTGGTGATAGAACATTCGATCCATGGACAATCACTGTCATTAACGACACCAACTTCAAACTCAGAAATGCGTTTGAAAGATGGATGAACTTCATCAACAGACATGATGATAATGCAGGTGTTATCACTCCTGCTGCTTATCAGACTGAGATGCTAGTTCACCAACTTGGTAGAGGAAATGAAGTAAATGGAACCAATGGAAAACTTCCATCAAATAATGCAAAAATCCCAGTTCTCAAAACTTACAAGTTCTATGGAACTTTCCCAACAAACGTAAGTCCAATTGAACTTTCTTATGATGCAGCAGATTCCGTTGAGGAATTCACAGTTGACCTACAGGTTCAGTGGTGGGATGCTCTTGATCCAGAATCTGGCAATTCAATTCTTGGTACTTCAGAAACCACCTAAATACTAGGACAAGACAGTCCAGTATTTCGTAGAGATGCCTAAATTATTTGGTTACAAGTTTGAGGAATCGGATAATAAGAAGAACGATTCGGTTCTTTCTCCGATTCCTCAAAATGATGAGGATAAGTCTGATTTTTACTTATCTAGTGGTTTTTATGGTCAATATGTAGATATTGAAGGTGTCTATAAAAACGAACAAGATTTAATTCGTAGATATAGAGAAATGGCACTACACCCTGAGTGTGATAGTGCCATTGAAGATATTG